CTAGTTGGAGTTTGACTCCAGTTTGACTCCACTTTTCTTGTTTTGTATATGAGTATTTATATTTTCTGCTACATCAAATTGATGCTTAGGATATAAATGGCCATATGTTTTTAATACTTCTTGCACATCTTTATGACCAAGTCTTTTTGCTATAGCAATTATATTAACATCTAATGAAATTAAAAAAGATGCATGACTATGACGCAATGCATGTGGTTTTATTCTTTTTATATCAGCAAGTTTTGAATGTCTTGTTAGTACATGACCGGGAAAGTGCTTATTTGTTGGAATACCATTATCATAGCTGAATATAAAAGTATCTTTTTTTACTTCAAATAAGGTTTTTTGATATTCTTGCCATTTAAGAAGCATGTCAAAAGTATCATCATCTAGTACAACTAGTCTGTTAGATGTACTATTCTTTGTATCATCAAAATCCCAGTCGTTCTGGTTTCTGTAATCTAAATCTTTAGTAATAGAGATTGATTTATTTATATCATCGAAATCGCTCCATTGTAGAGCTTGCATTTCAGAGAATCTTAATCCTGTATAGAATAGGAATTTGATCATTACATAGCCGAAGTATTGTAGCGTATCATCTAATTTCATTGTATCTAAAACCTTATTTAACTCATCTTCAGTCCAAAATTCAACTTCTTTTCGTTTTCTCTTAACATTACCAGCTTTTTTAGCAGGATTAGTTTTTATTACATCAAGATTAACTGCTCTTTCTAATATCTGACTTAATGCAATATGTAAGCTTCTAACATAATTTTGATCTTTACCATTATCTAATAGTTGCTGTTGCCATTTCTGAACTATTATAGGTGTTATCTGTTCAAGTTTATACTCTCCAAATATCTCTATTATATTTTTCTTTATACTAGAAGCCCTGTTATCAAAAGTTGTTTTCCTAACTTGAGTCTTATACCACTTTAAGTATTCGTCAATAAAGTTTTTGAATTTAGTTGATTGATTATAGGTCAAAACACCGTCGTAGTATTGATTTTTTAAATCATTATATGCTTGCTCGGCATCTTTCTTCTTTTTAAATCCTCGCCTAGTAGTTCTTCGCCTTTTACCAGTTGCAGGATCAAAACCAAGAGATACATCAAAATAATACAGACCTGTTTTCTTATCTGTTTTTATGTTTTCATTAGCCAATGTTTGTTTCTCCTTTCAGCAAATGGGTTAAAGGATAATATAAGTAAATATTTAATTATTATCTTCCGAGTCTTTTTTCAAGGTATTGATGGCATCACTATTCTTTTTTCGTGTCTCTTTTAGAATTTCATAAACTGGAGATTCTTTGGAAATCCAAGAGCTTACTCCATCGAATAAGTCCCCGTTTTTTTCATGTTCCTTAATATCAGATAAGGTTGTTTCGATTACTTTTTCTATAGCCATGATTAACAAATTATCATAACCAGCAACGGCCAAATCATTGTATGAATAGCCAAATACCATTTCTAATTTTGGATTAGATAAAAAATTTACTTCGGCATTAAGGATTGGAAATGCTTTATCGACTGAATTTTTAATTTCGTCAAATGATTCAGGTAAAAATGTTATTTGATTACCAATTTGCACACCTTTTATTTTTTGATTACTCTTATCTAGTTTAATTGCATCTACTGATAAGTGTCCGTCTTTTATATATCCTTGAGATTCTAGAAATTTTTTATTATCTGAATTTATATAATTCAAAGGGTTGTTTAGTTTTGTATACATCTGTTGACAATAATCTTCAAATTCAGAATCTAAATTATATATATCAGTTTTAATTAGATCTTCATATATTTTATTAAACTCCACTAATGAATTAGCAGCGATGAAACGTAATAGTCCTTTTATGGAGCTTATTGGTAATCGACTAATACTTTCACCGTTAAATGCAACTAACGTATTATAATCAGCATAGTTGCCTAATAGTCTAAGTATTTCGTCACTATTACTAGCTAGCTTGAATGCTATCTGCATAGCTCTGGAGTAAACCTCAGACGAAAATGAGTCATCACTAGTTAAAGCATCTACACTTACATTAAGTGCTAATGCTATTTTTTTTAATATATCAGCTGGTGGAGTCCTATCTCCTCTCTCGTAATTACCTATAGATTCTCGTGTAACTTCACTTATTTCAGCAAGTTCTTTTTGTGTTAAATTTCTATATTTTCTAATTCTTTTTAATTTATCGCTTAATGGCATGTTATCACCTCTTATTAATATAATAAACCAAAAGAGAACAAATGAAAAGTTTTTTTGCAAAAATATTGACAAGAGAACAAATGAAAAGTATACTTAATAAAAAAGATACCAAATGAAACAAAAGGAGGACATAAATGTTAAAATTAGATGTAAAAAAACTACTATTATTGCAAGCAAAAGCATGTCTTAATACAAATGAATTGGCAAAAAGGGCTTCCATGCCGAGGACAACTATTACCAATATTGTACACAGAAAAAGAAACGCAACACCTAAAAGTATAGGTTTATTAGCAAAAGCCTTAGGCGTTGATGTTTCAGAATTATTACTTAATGAAAAAGACAATTAAGTAATTCAATCAAAAGTTTTTAGTACAGTTTATCATGTCTAGATTCAATTCCTTGTACGAGATTCTAAATGAAAGCATGCAAAGGTATCCTACTTTACCTTAAATATAAGAAAAAATGGAGGGGAAAACATGAATAAAGAAAAAGCAGATTATCCAATTGTATTGCAAACAAAAGATGTTATGGAAATTATGGGATGTAGCAGCACCACTGCAGCTCAATATATAAAAATTGCAAGTGCAAAATTAAAAGAACAGGGTAAAATACCACCAGTAGACGTAGTAAAAAACTTAAGGATACCAAGAGATCAATTTTATTTCATATATGGAATTTAGGAGGGAGTTAAAATGAATCTAAATTTAATGGACAAGTATATAGCCATATGCAAAGAATTGAATAAGTCTATTACATGGAATGGATTAAGATACTTTAAGAAGGCTTTTAAGTAGGTGCTTATGTGAGTGAAGATAACAATCGATGGAAAGATTTTAACCTTGTAATAGATACTTTGAATTTAGACATTAAAGAGAAAGGATTGTTACTGATAATTTTTAGATATGTGAATTATAAAAATGGATATGCAAATCCAAGCAGAACATTACTCAAAAAATTAACTGGAATAAGTGACAATAGAACTTTAGATAAGATATTAGATTCTATCATTGAAAAAGGATTTTTGATTAGAGAAAAAGGGAAGGGAAGACGTAGTAAATATTTTGTAAAAGTAGGTGGAGAAATTACACCTAGTGTAAAAAATGCACCTAGTGGAGAAATCACTCCATCAGTAGGTGGAGAAATTACACCTATAGTAGGTGGAGAAATTACACCACAAAAAGAAAATAAAAAGAAAACAAAAGAAAAAATATATATGGAACTGACTTTTATTGATGATGTAATTGATAAAGTTAAAATCACTAAAGAACAGTATGAGAAACTTTGTAGTAAATACAGTAACTCGTTAGTGGACAAACAAATATTAGCATTAGACAATTATATAGCTAATGGGAAAGGTAGTAAATATAAAGACCATTATAAGGCTTTAAATACATGGTGTAATGGAAATAATAAAGAAGCTACTAAGGTATTTAAAAGTACTGGTGATGACTTTGATTATTAATTCGTAATAGTTAGAAAATACGAATAGAGGTGATTAAATGCAAGAACTGGACAAGGTTATAGAAAGTGAAAGAGAAGTATTAGGCAATATAATAAAAGATAATTCACTTCTTTTAAAAGCTATAGATGCTCTAAAAGAAGATGATTTTTACAGTGGACCACATCAGCTTTTATATAAAACCATGAAAGAGCTGTACAAACAAGATAACAATTTTGATGCAGTAATACTTTTAAATAAGCTTAAAGATAAGATAAAAGAGAACTTAATAACAGTTACAGAAATATCAAACATTTCATTATGCGGAATCAAATCTACATTTAAATCACACCTAGAAGCAGTTATTGAGTCCAGCAGGCAAAGAAAAATAAGCAAGTTAATGCAAAATGTAGCTAACTCAGAAAAGAGCTCAGAAGACAAAATAAATTATATTCAAGATGAACTTATAAAAATGAATGTAGAAACTGAAGAAGATAAGATTCTAACAACTAAGGATTTAATGAGAATGGCAGCTGATAAGGTCCAGGAAGCATATGAAACTAAAGGCGGTATTACAGGAGTCCCAACAGGAATTAATATATTAGACAATGCAACAAACGGATTAGAAAGGCAGGATATGATTGTTCTTGCTGCAAGGCCTTCGATAGGGAAAACAGCTATTGTATTAAAAATTCTAGAGAATATACAGGGCAATGCATTACTTGTTCAATTAGATATGGGATTAAAAGCTATAGGTTGCAGAATGTTAGCTACGGATACAAATATGGAAAACGGAAGAATAAGCAGGGGCAGACTTGATGATGACGAATGGATTGAATTCACAAAGTCATTGAATAGATTAGCACAAAAAGATAACTTATTTTTCTACTCACCATCAAGTGCAACTATAGGAAAAATAAGAACTAAAGCAAAACAACTAAAAATTAAACACGGATTAGATGTAATTATATTAGATCACATAGGGAAGTTAAAACCAGAAATTAAAGGCAGTAAATATGAACAGGCTAGTGATAATTCAAACAAAATAAAACAAGTGGCAAGAGAATTAGAAGTTGCATTTGTGGCATTAAGCCAATTATCGAGAGCAGTAGAGCAAAGACCAGACAAACATCCTATATTGGCAGACTTAAGAGACAGTGGAAGTATAGAAGAAGATGCAGATACAATTGGAATGCTTTATCGTGAGGGTTATTATACGGCTCGAGAAAAGGGCGAAAGAATAAGAAGTGATACATTAGAGGTTAGCTTTCAGAAAGTCAGAAACGGGCGTTTAGGAACTGTTAAATTCCATTACGATTTAGAAACTCAAAAGCTATTACCATTAAATGAGTAGGAGGTGAAATATGTGTGAATATAAAGTAATAGCAATTATAAAAAATATAGAAAAGGAATATTCAAACTCTTCAACGCCTAAAGAATTAAGAATTACTATAGGCGAAATATTGATTAGTAAGATTAAATTAGGTCAGAGTAAAAATAAAAAAAGTGATAACCATGAATAAGGTATCACTAATGATATTGTTATATTCTCTAACTCGCAATTACAGATTATAACAATATCTCCTAAAAGTCAAGAAAATTTAAGGAGGATATGTATATGAGAATGGAAGAATTAAGGAAATTAATAAATAATATTATAGGTAATGAGTTTGATCATATTTCAGAATTTAAAGAAAAAGAGGATTTTGATTCTAATGATACGATAAAGGAATTGAGCGAAAAAGTAAATGATGTATTGGATAAGTTAAATGAATTATTACCTGATCAACAAGATTTAATCGGAGAATTAGATGATTTATATTCAAATTATTGCACAAATGCTTGCAAATATTATTTCAGAGAGGGGGTTGCCGCAGGAACAACTAATCTTAAGTTTTTAGAAGAAACGAAGATAATGCACCTTGTTTAAGAAGGCATATTGTGAATTATATAAATATAAAGAAATTAAGATGATGAAAGTATTAATTTCTTTGGACATACTGTGTTGAAGTACTGGGGTAAAGGCTATAAGAAGGAATGTTTTGATAATAAATAGAAGAAGATTAATAAATAAGGATGGTGTTGCTAATGGTAAAATTACAAATTAGTTACAAGACTGACGAGGAAAAAACTAAAATAATAGAAATATTATCTGCAGCAGCAATAGTTAAAAAGATAAGCAGACCACGTAAAAGTGGTCAATATTATAGAGTTTATTTAGATATAGAGTAAAAGTTTAAAGGGATACTTCTGTTGGGGAATCCCTTTAATTAATAGAGGTTCACGTATGGAAAGAGGTAAAAGAAAAGAAATCAATAAATTGTTGGACAAACTTTTAAAGATGGAATTAGAGGGATTAAGAAAAAGGTTTATGCCATACAAAAGAAGACCGTTTTTAGATTGTAAAGTAATTATAGCATTAGATTGTAAATACAAGAGTAACAACGCATTAGGATATTATATAAACACTCAAAAAGATAAAATGCAACATAGATATATTCATAAGATATTTATAACTGGTGCATCAGTGGAAAATTATTTCAAGGCATCTCAATACAAAAAGCATAAGCAATTCTATAAAAGATGTGCAATAGATGAATTGAGAAGGGTAATAAGACATGAATTAATGCATGCTTTTGTCTATGAAGAATTTGACAGTTGGTATTGGAGTGATATAAAAAACATTAATAGTGATTATTCACCAATATTCTTAAGTTGTCTTTATTGGGGTGGCGGAAGTACGGGGCATAATTATGCGTATAAGTTCTTAGAAAGTGAATTATATTCAAAGATAGAAAAATGTTTTAAATATGACCATGTTCGGACAATATTATTGAACTACATGTTTGAATTTGAGAGGATAGTGGGAAATATAAACAGAAATCAAAATGAGCATAATGTAATGGGATTGAAAATTTCCTTTAATGATAAAGGCGCAGGATTTAAAAAACTAAGTTATATAAAGGCATATGTAAAATATAAGGAAGATGGGGAATTCAAGAAAGGAGTAACACAAACAATGACATTAGGTATAGGTTTTCTAGTAACACCGCCTAAATTATTAGAAAACTACAAAAGAATTTTTGATAATGGAGCTATAGCCAATGCTCATATTGAGGAAGTATTATATGTCGATAAAGAAGAAAACTTCAAAAATCCAGTAATTATATTTGAAAAATGAATAGATAATCAAAAAAAGGTGAATACTATGCTTTAATGATTACAAATATGAATTTGCGAAAGGAGTTAACAATGAAAGAAAGATTGCAAAAGCAAATAGAAAACTTAGAACTGGATAATGTGGAAATAGTGTTAAATAATATCGAAAACAAACTTATTCATCAAATTAAAAATATATAAGTAAGGAGTGGGAATTCGTGATATATTTTCCAGATCAAGAAGAACCTATTACGTTAACTAGAGAAGAATACCCGGATTTGCCTTTTAAAAAGGTGTATATAAGAAATCCACATAAAGTTAGGGAAGGGCTTGCTAAATACTATGAATATATGATTGAAAAGTTTGGGGATGGAAGAATTTCAATTAGCCGTAAATAAAGGAGGACAAGCCGATAAAAGAAATTAAAGTATTTAATAATGAAAAATTAAATTTAGAAGTTAGAACACTGCAAAATGAAGACGGGAGTATTTCTGTAAATGCTGAAGATACTGCAATAGGTTTTGGATGGTATCAAACAAAGAACGATATTAAATACCCCAAATGGGAAAGAGTGAATAGTTTTATCTCGGAGTTGGGATTTTCTCCACAAGTGGAGAAAGATGATTTTATCCCCGTTCGTACTTAATGACGAACGAAACCCAAAACCTACAACAGACTATAAACTTTCAGCATCATTCGCAAAAAAGTTAGCAATGGGGGCCCACAACGAAAAAGGAGAACAACAGCTAAGAAATTATATGATTTTTTAGAATTGAATCCAACTCATTATTCTAAATGGATTAAAAGAAATATTTTAGAAAACGACTTTGCAATAGAAAACGAGGATTATGAGGTTTTAGCCATTGAGTGCGAAAACCCACAAGGTGGCAGACCATCACAGGATTATAAATTATCAGCTATATGATTGAAGATTCAATCGAAAGAGCTAAAGTATGGATAAAAGAGCAAGAACATATTATTTAATAGAAGGGAAGAATTAAATATGGAAGAAGATTTTGTATATGACGGTGTAACAATGAAATGTTTAAACCCAGAAGCTATTCCGATTTTTAAAAAGAATTTAGCAAAATTAATCTTAAAATTATCAAAAATTGATATTGACGAAGAAGCTTCGGAAACAAATTTTTCACATTATGAAGATTGAAGGAAGAGTTGAGATGATGGAAAAAGAACAACAATAAAGATAACTAGACTAAAAAACCTTATAAAACCACTAGACATAATTTAACTAAGGGGTGCCTCAAATTTGAGGCAGGGGTAATTGATACCTATATCGGGTACGATACATCCTTTATTATATGTAAAGATCTAAAAATATTCAAAAAAGAGAGTGGAATATGGAAAAAACTTTAATAACACGAAAGGGATTGTGTGAAAGGTGGGGGTTAAGCTATAACACAATTTGTAATTACGAATCAAACGGAACTTTGACAAGAAATCCAAATTTTGAAAGCCCAATGTATTATATGGAAGAAATAATAAAAATCGAATCATTAAGTGAGCCTAATCCATTATCACCAATGGAAAGAAGAAGTTTAGAAAATAAAGTAAGAGACTTAAAAAGAATGGTTGATTTATTACAAGAACAGCTGACAAAATATACTATGATAAATACTGAAAGTGTTAGTCTATTATCTATTGTACAAAAGTGTATAAAATAATATTTATTATATACAATAAATAGAACGAAACTATTGAAAACACTAGCATTAAAGACTATTATGTGATATAATAAAGATAAGAAAAACAATAATAATAAGTACCCCATCATATGATGGAAAGCATTAAGGACTTAATGGCTGCGGGAAATATTTTAGAGAAAGCAAAGTTTGCATTTTCTGATTTATCACCGTGGCCTTTTTATTTTATAAAGAAAGAAGGTGAGAAGATGAAGAATTTAATTAAAATAAATAATCATGTTCTACAAATAAAAGAATTTAACAATCAAAGAGTAGTGACTTTCAAAGATATTGATTTATTACATGACAGAATAGAAGGAACCGCAAAAAGTAATTTTTATGAAAACAAGAAGCATTTTATAGAAAATGAAGATTACTTTATAATTCCAAAATCTCTAAAGTGTGAAATTCCTACTTTAAAAGTTCCAAACAGAGGAATAACAGTTCTGACTGAAAGCGGCTATTTAATGTTAGTCAAGTCGTTACAAGATGATTTGGCATGGAAAGTCCAAAGAGAATTAGTTAATAACTATTTCAGAATAAAGAATTTCGTTAATGTTCAGAAATCTATTAATGAAATTAAGGTGCAGCTTGAAACACAGTTTAATGAAATGGTACAAGTTAAAATTAATGAAATCGAAAGCAAATGCTCAAATTATTACAGGCCTTCAAGCTTAGAAAAAAGCAACATTTCTAGATACATAAAACAAAGGCTTGGAATTCTGAAAGCTGATGAGGAATACGAAAGTGTAAAACAGAGAGTTCTATTAAAACTTGGTGCTAATAAGTGGGAAGATGTGCCTATAGAAACATTAAAGGATTCATTAAATATAATTGATGAATCAATTAGAGTAGTAAAGCTTGATAGGCCACAACAATATAGTATGTAGAATTAACCAATGAATATGTTAGGTTACTCTGAATAAAAGAAGGAGGATGGGAGAATGGATTTATCAAAGGTATCAACTAAAGATTTACTGGATGGGCTATCAAAAAGAGAGGGGGTTGAGGTAACCATTGCAGAGCCTTATAAGGATGAAACAGTAAAAGTAAATGGTCTTGCAATAGTACTTGTGATTACAGATTAAGCAATTTTGTTCCATTTATAAGTATTTTTTATAAAAGCATGAAAAAACTTGCCAAGAGACGATGCATTCATAAAGTTATTATATGTTTCAATTGGAACATTGAAGTACTGATATATTCCGCCAGAATTAAATTGAATTTCTAATGTTCCAACATATAGATCATAACCAACTGAATGTATATCACTTGAAGTAACATATTGTCTTTTCATAAAAACACCCCCTTCCCATAACATAATTTTACCATATTTTGAAATGAGTTGATGAAAAAAGGAGTGAGAGATAAGAATGAATGAAGAAGCGAAACAAGCCAAGAGAGAATATGCTCGAGAATGGAGAAAAATGAATAAGGACAAAGTAAAAGCGGCACAAGATAGGTATTGGAATAAGAAGGCAAATCAATTATCTAAAAGAAAGGATAAGTAAAATATGAGTGTACAAGAAACTATGTGGAAGTTCTTAAGAGCAAATGGACTTCCAGAGACAAGTTCGGCTGCTATAATGGGAAATGTTGAGCAAGAAAGTAGTTTTGATCCGAATGAATATGAAACGGGTGGAGATGGTTTCGGGCTATTCCAATGGAGTTATGATAGACGTAGACAATTAGAGGCATACGGAACCGACTTGCAGCACCAATTGAATTTTTTCTGGTCTGAACTGACTGGAAAAGACTCTAGTTCCACAGGAGGAGAATATACTTGGAAAGATAGCACGCCTACATATTTATCGTATGATGATTTTATGTCTAGAAAAGGAAGTGTAGACCAATTAACAGAAACATTTTGTGTGTCTTGGGAAAGAGCTGGAACCCCAATGATGCAAAACAGAATAAAAGCTGCAAATAAGTACTATAGTCAATTTTCAGGTACTAAGCCAGATAGCGCTAATAGTCAATCAGAGAATATAACAATAGAGGCTACTAATTATCAAGTTATAGCAAATAGCCAAAAATATGGAGATGTTCTTTTTGGTAGAAGATATAGAGTAACTGTAAGTGATGCGCAAGGGAATGGAATTGATGTTTCGCAATTAAGATGTACTTTTAATATAGTGAAAACTATACAGATGCAACCAAATACAGGTGAGATTGTTATTTATAACTTAAATGCAAAAACGGAAAATGCAATAATGATGAGTGGTGCTAGAGTGACTGTAGAAGCTGGATATGAAGGTTCCCAATTCGGTTTAATATTTGATGGCGATATTCTCCAGACAATAAGGGAAAAAGAGGATAGTACAACATATAAGCTTACTATATTGGCTCTAGATTCTGATAGAGCTCTTAACTTTGAAATAGCAAATTACTCTATAGTAAAAGGTCAGACAGCAAGAAGCATACTGGACCATATTGTTAGTGCATCTGAGAACCCAGTTTTTTTAGGAAGTATTTCAGATAAATTAGAGGGGCAAACACTCACAAGAGGAAAAGTCCTATTCGGGAAGGCAAGTGATTATATAAGACAAATAGCCAAGACATATGGTCTTCAATATTATATGGATGATGGGAAATTGAACTTAATCCATATGGATGATTTGCCAGAAGGTGAAGCATTTGAATTAAACCCAGAAAGTGGATTAATAGGAACACCACAACAAACCGATTTTGGCATAAGTGGACAATGCTTATTAAATCCTCAGATTAAACTTAATACGTTAATTCATATAGATAATAGTTTAGTCAGAGCTAAGCAGATAAATGTTAATGGCAATAATACTGTTCCTGGAGCTACATCTACAAATAGTGATGATATTAAACAAACAAATAGCTTGGTTAGAAAGGCAATAATAGCAGAGGCAAAAAAGCTATGTGATGATCCTAATGTTAGGTATAGTGAAGAGGAAAATCTAAGAGGCAAAACAGTTGACGGAATAACTTATTATGATTGCTCTATATTTGTAAAACATTGTTATGAAACTGCAGGTTTAGATTTATTGGATATAACAACAAATCAATGGCAACAAGTAAAAGCAAAAGGATTATATAATATAGATATCCAAGCAGCAATGGCTGGAGATTTAGTATTTTGGTTTGATGGAGATGTATGTTATCATGTTGCAATTTATGGAGGCAACAATGATGTTTATGCAGCAAGGTCAAAGAATAAGCCTGCAGATGAACAAGTTTCATATGGACCTATTTATGGAGAGTATAAGATAGGTAGACCAGAAAGTTTAATAAGAGCTGATGGTGGAGAATTGCCTAGTGCAAGTGGCCAGAGTACAACAGATAATAGTGCTCAAGGAACGTTTAGAGGATTGGACAAAGACGGAATTTATAGAATTATATCTTTGAATTTCGTAGGAGATACTAGAGGCAACGATTGGTTCATAAATTTTACTTCAATTGACCAGCTTGGAGGCACCATTCCAATAGTATCAAATTAAATATTAAAGTTAAGAAGCCTTAGATGGCTTTTTATTTTACTTAAAAATGAAGTAATAGGTAAGAGCGATTTTATGTTATTACAAATTATTAAACAAAAGAAAGAGGAAAATTTAATAGCAATAAGTAGAGATGTTGTTATAAACTACCTCACAAAACCTCACTAAAAAAATATATATGAAACGCTATACCGCATAAACAAATTAATTATATAAATCAAACTGAAAAACTTAGAAAAACTTAGCATTAAAACATATATAGAATTATACTATGAGTTTTTCCCTACTATAAAAAAGGGCGCTTGAAATTCCAAGCAGGGGCAATTAATTCTCAAAATAGGACTTTAGTAACACTATAAAAAAGATAATTTGCGAATTTTGTGATGTCCTAAAAGAACATTTATAAAATGTATTCAGGCTTTTCAGAATACCTAAAAGTAAGTTCAAATTTAAACTTACCTATAAAAAATAATACAACGGATTTTTCCGTTATATGCATAAGCCGATTGTTAACCAATGTTAACTTAAAAGCATATATAGAATGAACCGACTAAAAAGGTCGGCACAAATAAAATGATAGCAAATGATAACATTTAAAAATATATAAGGAATGAATATTTAGAATCAACGGAATCTTAAAAAACAACCTACAAAAACCTACAATAAAAAATATAAGGATTCATCATTTTGATGATACCTAATATTATTTGGTTGCTTACCAGCTGAAAGTAGGAAACATATATTACTTTAAGAGATAGAGCCAAAAGTGGCGCTGTCTTATTTTATTAGATCTAATTTAAAGTATATAACCATTAAACTGATATAACTATTTGTATATAAGATTCTCATTCGTCCTTAATGACTAATGGAAAATGCAACTTGTCAAAACTAGACATAAGAGAATATATAGATCATTAGATTTAATCGGATAACCTTAAAACGTTTCATTAATATGTTAAGAATTGTTAAGGTTTTTTGCACACTTTTAATGGAACGTTACCCTAAGAAAACCTAAGATATAATTAATGTATCCGGAGATTTCGGTGGCCCTAAAAAGGGAACATTAAATGAGAACCTTTAAAATGTGTACATCTATATGCTAGGAATTGCTGAGATTTATTTAATATATGCCGAGTTTTCCGAGTCCTTAAAAAAAGAATAAATCTTTTGTTCTATTGGATATTATAAACTTTTTGAACACCATAAAAAAGTAAGGCAATTAATTCAAATTTATTCAAGAAGCAGATTGCTAACAAATGCTAACATAAAATTACATAATATAGGTATTAGCGAAAACCACAATTTCCGTTCTCTTAACATTCACACAGAATAAAAAAGTGTGACGTTAAAACTCAATATTAAAAGTTTTTTAAGTTAAATATAAAGTAAATTTAAATGCTAGGAATTGTTTGGATTTTTTCAGGTTTATAAAAGTGAAATATTATTATTTTTAATAAACACACTCTAAGAAAAACTAAGATTTTTTAAAATTTAATGGATATCGTAATTTAATAGTTTAGAACTCAATACCACAGGTAATAATCTAGTAAGTGGAGTTATTAATGTATTCTTAAATAGCTCCAGTTCCACAAAGAGAATTTAAAAATTAACATAGAATACTAATAATAAATAATATCAAAAGGTATTTACAAGTGTATGATTTAATTCTACAATGTAAAGAAAAGATAAAACCCTACTGCGACAACAGTAGAGCCTTATCTGATTGTATGTTTAAGCTGATATTACTTAAACATAGAGTGTATGTTGCTTATTATTCCAGTAATAGCAACAAGTATGGTAATTAAATCTTTAAGCTGTTTAGGTATATGGTAGCACTTAAACAGTTTTTCTTTTTGATTTTTTTTCATAATATTTCCTCCAATCCTTTTATTAAAACCTATAATAACAGGTATTAAGAGTGTAGTAAAGTGAATTGGAAATTCCTGAAAATGTAAAAAACGTGAGGCGTTTTTTAAAAATTTAGACATACTTTTTTTATAGTTAATACCTATTGAATAAAAAAAACATACATCTAAATTTTAAAAAAATAAAAAAAATTTTTAATTTCCAGTTTTTTAAAACTTTTGGCTCCATAACTTAACAGTATTGACACCAAGATTTTAATGACGTAAAATAGAGGTGTGTAGTGGTGTTAAAACTTAGTATCAAAATGATTCGTAAGATGTGAGGTTATGATATATGATTTATGGGTATGCTAGGGTATCAACTAGAGGACAATTAGATGGTAATAGTATTGAGGAACAATCATCTAAAATATTAGAAAGATATTCTAATGCTAAAATTTTTGAAGAAAGTTATTCAGGAGCAAAAGAAAGAGAAATATTTAATAAGATGCTGAATGAATTACAGCAGGATGATTTATTGGTAGTAACTAAGTTGGATAGATTCTGTAGAACAACTAAAGAGGGATTGCAGTATATTGATATGCTAATGAGCAAAGGAGTTAAGATACACATACTTAATATGGGACTTATTGAGGATACCCCAATGGGAAGATTAATAGTAACTAATTTGTTAGCCTTTGCAGAGTTTGAAAGAGCAATGATAATAGAACGAACCCAAAGTGGGAAGGCTATCGCTAAAACTAAGGAAGGATTTAAAGAGGGCAGACCAAAGGCATATACTGATAAGCAATTAGATCATGCATTGAGCCTACTATCAATAAATGGCGGAGATAATAGTTATAATGAAGTTGTAGAGATTACAGGAATATCGAAAAGCACATTAATAAGAGAAAATAATAAGCGAAAAATTATTAATTAAAAAATAAATATTAAAGTACCCCACTTTTTAATAGTGGAAAGCATTAAGAACTTAATGGCTGCGGGAATATTTAACAAGGTAAATATTATTTACTTAGTTATTTATTAACGTAGCCTTTTTATTTAAATATAGTAAGGATAGATTATAAATGGATGAATTGCTCACTATTACAGAGATATCAAAAAAATTAAGACTTAATAAAACAGATACATATTCGCTTGTTAATAAAGGATTACTTAAGGCAACCAAGTTAGGTAGTCTTAAAGTTGCAGCTAGTGAATTAGATAGATTTATTAATTGGAGTATAGGAAAAGATTTATCAAATTTAGATAATCCCAAAGAATTAACTTCTTAGGATAACTTTATAAAAACAAATTAAAACATTTGCATTGAATGTGAGGAGTTGAGAGCGTGAGTAATGAAGAATTAGCTTTGTTATATCAACAAGGAGATAAGGAAGCATTAACAACTTTAATTAAAAATAATACAGGGATACTTAATAAACTAGCCTTTAAATATAGCAAGTGTAATAAGTTAATTGACGTTGAGGATCTAAAACAATCTGGGTGTATAGGATTAATTAATGCAGCTAATAGATACAATTTTGAATTAGAGAATAAAGCCAACTTTATGACATTTGCTTTTTATCATATTGATCGAGAAATGCAGGTATGTTTAAATGGCAGAACTAGTAAAGATATTAATAACAGTAAATTCTATAAATCAGTAATGAGTCTTAATGTTCCTATAGGAGAAGATGGAGAAAGTGATTTTGAATTAATAGATACTGTGGATAGCAATTCTAAGGACTTGGAAAATTTAGAGGATATATTGTACTATAAAAAGCTTAGAAAAGAATTAGAGGAGGCCATGAGAGATTCAAACACATTACAAGAACAAGAAGTATTAAAGCTTTCCTATGGATGGAATTTTCAGCCTTTAGCTGGAGCGGAGATAGAAAAAATATTGAATTTACAACCGAATAAATTAAACCTAATTAAAACAAAAGCATTGAATAAACTAAGATGTAGTAAATGGTATAGAATGTACGGAATAAAGTATTATGCAGATGATATAGCATCGCATAATCATTCCTATAGGTCAGTAGAAAAGCTAATTGATCTAAATTTACATTTGAAAGGGTTGTTAGCTGATGAATAAAGAAAATGTTTTAGTAACATTTAGAGAATTAGGACTTATAATTTGTAAGGCAGATACCAAAAGAAAGGTTACATGTCCTATATGGGATAAAATAACTCTTAAAAGCGTATTTATATTCTATAGAATGGGCTATGTATTTAGGGATAGCCAAGATTCTAAAAAATATTATTCTTCAGATGAAATAACTGAAAAAGTTAAAAGGTATTTAGCAGCTCTATAAAATAACATAGAAATTATATATTAGCCAAAGGAATTTTAAATAAATTGTAGAAATGTTTAAAAATAGATATTAATTTAAAAGGTGGGATTGATTATGATAAATATTAGAAAGCGAATATTAAGCGTTGTAACGGTTTTATGTATTACTTTAGGGTTTAATATGCCAGCATACGCAGAATGGAAGCAAGACGCCACAGGATGGTGGTATACTAATGGAAATACTTATTATACAGGCTGGCAAGAGATTGGCGGGAAATGGTATTATTTTGATAAGAATGGTTATATGCTATACAGCACAATTAAAGATGGATATTTCCTTCAAAGTGATGGAAGCTGGACAAATGGTGGAAAGGAAATACAAAAATATGCTGATTTATTAAATGATACAAGGTGGCAAGAACAAAATGGAATAGTTGATATATCGCATAACATTATAATGGATGTAAATCACGATGGAGTAAATGAAATGTTATTAAATAATGGTCCTAATATGGCTCAGTTAAAGGTATCAATTGTTTCTTATAATAATGGTAACATAAAGATAGATAATATACCTTCAGGACAAGGCGGATATTATGGATATATAAAGAACGAAAATGTGCTATGTGTGTACGGTGGTCATATGGGATATTTTTATGGAAGTGGTTACAAGCTTAATGATGGAAGTTGGGAAAAGGTATATGATTGGAGTGCAGAATATATTTCTCAATATGTTGACGATAACGCATTTAAAAATTGTACTCTAAATGGAAAGCCTGTATCAGAAACAGAATTCAAGAGTTTTTTAAGTAAAATTGATAAATATTATTATACAGTAGAGTACTAAGGAAATGTTATTACAAACATTTAATATAAAGAGGTGAAACAAAGAATCTGAGCATAACATTTAATCAACTAGGAGGGTGGAATGCAAAGACTAAACGTAAGCTAATAAGTCCAATTTATGACAAGGCATCTTTGCATACAATAGAATTTTTATATCATGTAGGATATGTTTTAAGAAATGTAAACAATCCTAAAAAATATTATTCAGTAGAAGAGGTTAAAGAAAAATTAAGGTCATCTGTTTTATACTAATTAGAGGGTAAGATAATTTGGGTTGAAACCCAAACGTTACCTATAGAAAAATGTTATGAATTGAAGCATATAGTAGAAAGTCGGTTTTACGATACAAAATACTTTTAAGGGCATAGGAGTGATTCTGTGCCTTTAATTTTTTTATATAGATAAGTTTTAGGAAAGATATAGAAATCATATTGGAAAATTATAAGAAATAAGTGATATAATCGCTTATAATATATTTAAGAAGAATGATAATGAATAAATAATTAATTAGGTTATTTAGAAGGAGTTTATTGTTTTATGTCGTATAATTACCTTTAGGCAAAAATTTCATTTTGAGGGGGTAATTTCATAAATGCCAAACTATATTTTTAATAAAATTTTTATTGAAGCGAGATATAACAATGCATTATTTTTTAATGATTTGAATAAAATTCAATCAATTATTGATGAAGCGCAAGGGATATTTCCTAATAGTAATTTTGAGCCAAATCAGAAGATATTAATACTTAATAATTTAGAGAAACATTATACAGCTAATATATCTGCAAATAGATTTATCGTTGATGTAGATAGGCCCCAAAACTTTGAAAGTGTAAAAATAATAGCTGAGGAACTATTAAGAATTTGTACAAACAATCTAAATATAAAAAATTTCGGTAGACTTGGAATGAGGACGTTCAGAGGGATCCCTAAAAATAACTTATGGGAAGCAAACAAATATATTAAGGAAAAGTTATTTAAATTTGATGACAGATTATTCAATATAGTAGGTAACAACATTAGTAATTTAGGAATATCGTTTATGTTTACGGATGGTAACTATAAGACAATGCTTAATATAAAATCAGCGTCTATGCAGACATTTGAAATAAATTTAAATCCAACAGTAGTTAGCGAAGTAAACTTAAGTTCAATGACTAAAACTCAGACAGTAGATGAAATATTAATTGATTCAGACATATTTCAAGATGGAATCGTAGATGTGGAGTTTGCTATTAACAACTTTATCAATGACGTTATAAAAATAAATAACAGTAAAATCAATGAATTTATTAGAAATGTGAGCATACAATAAAATGGAAAATAATTTAATAGAAAGAATTAATTTACCTAAAGAAGATGAAACTATAAGTAACGTCATACAATTTCCTAATAATATAACAGATAATAGGAATATTATTGATGATGAAAATGAAAAGATAATAATATATGTACCTAAGGGGTATAGTGCAAAAGTTATTTTAGAGAAGAAAGATGAAATTAGCACAGACACAGAATATCAATATTCACCATCCAACGTACATAAAATTGATAGTAAAATATTAACAAATACTATCAAAAATGAGTTAGCAATGACATCTGTTTGTGATATAATTAAACCACAAACAGGATATAATTATACTAGCGACTTTAAAGAGAGATATGATATAGGTAAGGAGGAAGCAGATATGAAACTTAGCAAGACAAAAGAATTAAATAAAATTCATATTGAATTTTTAGTAGTTTCATTTATAACTATCATTTTTTCATTAATAGGATTGCTCATATTCTCAATGAATGGGTTTTATATTATACATCCATCAATTTATATTTTAGGATTCTTTATGGGATTAGGCTGGTTAGCAACTGCGGCAACTTCGATTTATAAACATAGGAGGTAA